ACACTAACTACGGTGTTATCGTAGCTGGTCAGGACGAAGCAGTGGCTTCAGCGGAGCAAATCAACAAAGTTGAGAACTACCGTGACCCTGATTCATTCGCAGACATTGTACGTGGTATGCACCTCTACGGTAGAAAAATTCTACGCCCAGAGGCACTTATCACAGCGAACTACAACGCTGCTTAATTAATACTTAGCTTGTTGGGCTGGTCTTGTCAAGAGGCTGGCCCTTCAGCACATATAAACTTGTAGGATAATTTAATGGCTACTTATGTATCTCTAGTAAATGAAGTTCTTCGTCGTATGAACGAAGTTGAGCTTGATACAGGCGGCAACGGCTTCTCTGATGTCCGTAACCTACAAGCATTGGCTAAAGATGCTGTAAACGCTAGTGTACGTGAGATACTACAGACATCACAAGAATGGCCTTTTACTCTAATTACTTACACACAAACTCTTACTGCTGGTACAGGTACGTATGACTTTCCTAGTGACTTCTCTAAAGCTGATTGGGATACGTTCTACATTAAGAAGCTGACAGCTAAGGATAACACACCTGAGAGATTGCCTGTAATTAATTTTAACGATTATATTAGAACTTATCGTGGTGTAGAAGATGCTTCTGGTTCAGGGGGCTACTCAACACCAGCTATAGTATATCAAACACAAGACACTAAGTTTGGTGTTACGCCTTTGCCAGATGATGCATACGAGATTGAGTATCGCTACTGGTATTTCCCTTCTGATCTAACAGTGTATAACGATGTGTGTATTATCCCAGATCGTTTTAACAATGTTGTAGTAGATGGTGCTGTTATGTACTTAATGCGCTTCCGTGCTAACGAGCAGGGCGGTGCTATACATCAACAGAAGTTTGAGGAAGGTATAGACTCTATGCGTAGAATCTTACTTGACTCCCCTATGTATATCTCTTCTACAGTTGTAGCAGGAAAGTATTTCAATACTAACACAGGCACCAAGTAATGCCAGATAATTTACGTACATTTGCTACTTCCTGTCAGGGTGGCTTGGTAATTAACCAAGACCCTCTTACGCAAGGTGGTCAGCTATCAGGAACAGCAATACGTATGATTAACTATGAACCTGCCTTGAATGGTGGGTACAGACGTGTAAGCGGTTTTAGTAATTCATATGGTGAACTTACAGGTTTAGCTAATGCTCCTGTTTTAGGTGTACATGTAGCTGCTGATATTAACCAAGGTATCTTTGGCTGTCGTAAACCTGCTTCAGGTAATAACTATCTGCATTGGTATGATCACTATTATGTGTTTGCTGTTACTGCAGGTACAGGTACAAGCTTTACAGTAGGTGAAACTATTACTGCTGTAGTAAGTGCATCAGATGATACAGTAGTACCTATTAGTGCAACAGTTATCTCTACTGCAGCAGACTCACTAGAGTTAGACTTTGGTAAGCTACCCAGCGCTATCTTCTCAGTAGATAATGTAATCACTGGTGGTACATCTTCAGCTTCTACTACAGTGACAGGTGCTGGTGTAGTAAATGGTTGGCAAGAAGTGACTACTTCTGGTTCACCTACTATGGATGATGTAACCAAGGTACGCTTTGAGAGTTTTAACTGGGGTGCACCTAAGTTTGTTATGGTAGATGGTGTTAACCCTGCTTCAACTTGGGATGGTACTACTTATACACAGCTTAACACAGGTAGCGCTCCCTCTGCTCCTAGTTTAGCTGCAGCGTTTAACAATCACTTATTCTTAGCAGGTGATAGCTCTGAACCGTTTAACTTATACTTTAGTGCACCTGTAGATGAAACTGATTGGACTCCTGCTAGCGGTGCTGGCGTTATTAACGTAGGCTTTGAGATTAAACAACTTAAGTCTTTCCGTAATCAACTTTACGTCTTTGGTACTAATAACATTAAGCGTTTAGTTGGTAACAACATTGCTGACTTTGTATTACAAACTGTAACATCTAACCTTGGTTGTGTAGCACCTGATACAGTCATAGAGTTTAACGGTGATGTATTATTCTTAGCACCAGATGGTGTACGCCCTATCACTGGTACAGACCGCATTGGCGATATTGAGCTTGCTACTCTGTCTAAACCTATTCAGTCTATCTTTGAGACTTACACTGCACAGGAAGACTTAGCTACACTTACAGCAGTAGTTGTAAAGAAGAAGTCTCAGTTCAGAATGTTCTTTGCTGATCAGGAATCTCTAGGTATCTTAGGTGCTATACGTAGAAGTGGTGCTGGAGGTGCAGGGTTTGAGTTTAGCCAACTTGTAGGTGTTGATGTACGTACAGCTTCTAGTGGTTACTTAGGTGATGAAGAGTTTGTAATACATGGTGACTCAGAGGGTTATGTGTATCGTCAAGAAGTAGGTAACGACTTTAACGGTAACAATATCTTTAGTTTATTTAAGACACCTTTCTTTTATATGGATGACCCAGCGTTACGTAAGACATTCTATGATATAGATACGTATATGCGTTCAGAGGGTGAAGTCACTGTAGTTATGGCTGTAGACTTTGACTATGGTGATCCAGATACAAATCTATCATCAGACTATACCTTGTCTACTGAAGGTGCTGCAGCTTACTATGATGCTGCTACATTCGATTCAACAGACATCTATGATGGTAACCCTTCACCAGTAGAGTCAACTAACATTGTAGGCTCAGCTAAGTCAATGTCAATTAGATACGTTACAAACAGTACAAACCCCAGCCACACAATCCAGGCTATTACAGTTACATATGGGCTTGGGGATAGGAGATAGAATATGTCAGGTTATACACGCCAATCCGTAGCTGATATTGTACCTACAGCCGTTGTCAGGGCAGCGCCCATCAATGCTGAGTACGATAAACTACGTGATGCATTTGCGTTTAGCTCAACAGGCACTACAGGACACAAACACGATGGTACATCAGATGAAGGTTCGTATGTACCACTTATTGCTGACTTAGATGGTCAGAACAAGATACAAGTTGTACAAGCTAGCAATCGCTTCGGTGTTTGGATTGAAGTAGGTGCTACATCTACTGAGCAGGTACGCTTCCAAGACGGACTCATTGTACCTGTAACTGATAACGACATTGACTTAGGTACATCTTCACTAGAATACAAAGATGCGTACTTTGATGGTACAGTATATGCTGACACATTAAGTGTTGGTGACAATGACTACACTACTATTACAGACAACGATTACACTGTAGCAGCAGGTAACTTAACATTTGATGTAGCAGGTGATATAGTTCTAGATGCTGATGGTGCAGATGTTTTCCTTAAAGATGCAGGAACTACATATGCAGTATTTACTAACAACTCAGGTAACCTCACACTTAAAAGTAACACAACCACAGCAGTTACATTCACTGATGCTAATGCTGACTTTGCTGGTACTCTTGATGTAACAGGCAACGCTAAGTTTGACAGTAATGTTACTATTGATGGTAACACTGTAATCGGTGATGCTAACACTGACACAGTAGCTATCAATGCTAAGATCAGTACAGCACTTATTCCTACTACAGACAGTGCTTACAACTTAGGTAGTGCATCAGCGTACTGGGCAGACAGCTACTTAGATAGTGTAACAACTACAGGTAACGTTAACATTGGAGGTGACTTAACAGTTAATGGTAGTGCAGACTTTACTAACACTACCTTGGACAACGTTAATGATCCCACAACAGCACAACAAGCTGCAACGAAAAACTATGTAGACACAGCTATCAACAACCTTATTGCTGGTGCACCTGCTACACTAGACACCCTAGACGAGATTGCTGCAGCTATTAATGATGACGACAACGTTTACACTACATTAACAACTAGCATCGCTACTAAGCTATCCTTATCTGGTGGCACTATGACAGGTGCTATTGCTATGGGTGGCAATAAGATTACGGGTGCAGGTACACCCACAACAGGTTCTGACCTCACTACTAAAACATATGTAGATGGTATTCTAGGTTCAGCAACAGCAGCAGCAGACAGTGCAGCAGATGCACAGAAGCTAGCTATTAATCCTGAAGATAGTCAGTACACACTTTCAGACAGTGTAACTACAGGTTTTTCTGCATTACACTACGCAGCTAAGTCTGAAGATACATATAACAGTCTTGTAGCTCTAGCTAGTGTGGTTGGTGCTACTGTAGGGGATTATGGCTTTATTAACAACTCACCTACGTCAACGGCAGATTACGGAGCATTATAAGTATGTCTACACAAATTCAACGCCGCCGTGGTACTACTTCTGAGCATTCCACGTTCACTGGTGCCGCTGGCGAGATCACTATAGATTCAACTAAGAACACAGTAGTTGTACACGATGGTAGTACAACAGGTGGTTTTCCACTAGCTAAAGAGAGTGCTGTACCTTCTAACATTCAAGACTTAGACAATGTGTACAGTGCTATGTCACCTACAGATGGGCAAGTACTTACATTTGATACTACTAACGGCTGGCAAGCTGAGAGTATCCCTACTATTAACACATTGAATGACATCTCTAATGTTACTATTACGAGTGCATCATCAGGTGAGTTTCTAAAGTGGGACGGTGCAGCTTGGGTTAATGCTAGTATTCCTACTATCAATACTCTTAATGATATTAGCAATGTAACTATCACAAGTGCTACGTCTGGTGAATACTTACAGTGGAACGGTAGTGCATGGGTAAATGCTGCAGTAGAAGCGTTTGACACACAGACACAAACTACTACAGCTACAACACAAGTAACAGTTGCATCTTATAACGCAACAACGTATAATGGCATTAAAGCTGTGATTACTATGCATGACTCAGCAGCTACAGAACGTAGTATCACTGAGTTGCTTATCACACATGATGGTACAACTGCTGTAGCTACTGAGTATGCACAAGTTAATACTAACACTGCACTAGCTACATTTGATGTAGACCTATCAGGTGGTAACGTCCGTATTCTAGCTACCCCTGCATCAACTAATAGCACAGCGTTTACAGTTAAAGCTATTACTCTGTAATACATTCAGCCAAGTGGAAGGTGAAGCATGGCAAACAATAAAGACTTTAAAGTAAAGAACGGTATCCAGCCAACGGTATATCACGAGGGCTTGGGTACTGTTACGTCTGGTAGTGTAGGGTATAGTCTGTCTAGTGCTAGCTATGATAGTGTATCCTACAGTTTTGTTTCTCAAAGCTCTTTTATGAATGGGTTTTTCTTAGATAGTACTGGCACTAGACTGTACTTAGCAAGTAGAGATTCTGGGACAGAAACTGTATATCAATACTCTCTTTCTACTGCATATGATCTTACAACTGTATCATACACCGCTAACAGTGTTGATGTAAGTTCTGTAGAAAGTTTCCCGAGAGCCTTGTACTTTAAAGATGATGGCACTAAGATGTATGTGTTTGGTAGTGATGGTGACGGGGTATCTCAATACTCTTTAACTACCGCATGGGATGTTTCTACTGCATCTTATGACAGTGTTAGTCTTGTAGGTACAAGTCAAGATAGTGACCCTATTGGAGGTACTTTTAGTTCAGATGGAACTAAAGTTTATTTAGTAGGAAACACCAACGATAGTGTTTATCAGTACTCCCTTTCTACTGCTTGGGATTTATCTACCGCTTCTTACGATTCTATAAGCCTATCCGTTAGCTCACAGGAAGCAACGCCTTTTACTATTCATTTTAACAGCAGTGGCTCTCGTATGTACTTGGTGGGTTCTAGTGGAGTTGTTTATAAGTACAATCTTTCTACTGGTTATAATTTAAGCACTGCAACTTATGCGTCAGAGAGTTTTAATATAACATCACAGGAATCCTCTGCAACAAACGTTTGGTTCAACGCAGATGAAACTAAAATGTACATTATTGGTGAAACGGGTGACGCCATCTACCAATACTCCACAGTCCTAACCACCAACACCCTAGACCTATCTACTGGCTCAGTCTTTGAGATCACCCCAACGTCTGACATTCAGATTAACCTAAGCAACCCTGCTGATAGTGGGACTGTTAGTCAGGCTACGTTGTTGTTGGATGGAGGTGCTGTTAGTTCTTACGACCTTGCTAATGCTGCTTATGATAGCGTTAGCTTTAGTGTAGTTAGCCAGTCTACAGACCCTGTATCCTTTGTATTTAATAATGCGGGTACAAAGTTTTTCTTGTTACAAATTAATGGTTCTGTTTATCAGTACTCTTTAAGTACAGCATGGGATGTATCAACAGCAAGTTATGATAGTGTATCTTTTGATCCAACGACACAGATGACAAACCCATACGCATTAGAGTTTGCTAATGCTGGTTCTAAAATGTACATCCAAGATTATTATGGGCCAGTATATGAATATACATTGTCTACAGCGTATGACTTGAGTACTGCGTCTTACTCATCTAATAGTTATGATCCAACAGAGATATCTACGCAGGGCTATGGCGTTACATTCAATCCAGATGGCACAAAGTTTTATGCGCTGAGTGCAACAGAAGATGCTGTCTTTCAGTATACCCTATCTACTGCCTACAACATATCTACAGCATCTTACGATAGCAAATCTTTGAGTGTTGCCAGTCAAGATACTATACCGTATGAGATCAGATTTAATGACGATGGCACAAGTCTTTTTGTTTTAGGTTTGGCAAACGATACTGTTTATCAGTATAACTTGACTACCGCTTATGACATCTCAACAGCTTCATATGCGTCTATAAGTTTTTCTGTTACATCTCAAGATGATGATCCAAGAGGTATGACATTTGGTAATAATGGCACAAAGTTATACATTTCTGGTAGAACTACAGACACCATCTACCAATACTCCACAGCCACACCAGCCACCATCACCTACCCTAGCACCCTAGAGTGGCCCTCTGGCACAGCACCTACGTCACCTGCTATTGGTGAAACAGATGTTATAACATTCACTACGTCAGACG